CGGATGAACAATATAATACAATTGTTGGTATGGGTGCTATGGGTGCATTTGATGAAGGAACTAATGGGCATATTGACCATAATATAGCTTTAGGATATGACACACTGCGTGGTGCTGATTTAGGAACGGCAAGTGTTACAGTGTCAGATAATATTGCTATTGGGTCAGAGGCTTTAAATGCTACTGGTGCAAATGCTCATACGGGAACTATTGCTATTGGGCGTTCTTCTCTTGGAGCCCTCACAGTTGGTGCGAATAATATCTCTATTGGTCACACTGCCACATCATTACTTACTACAGGTAATAATAACACTGTGATTGGTGATTCAGCTTTTAATGATGCTGATGCTGGTGAATCGGATAATGTGGCGATTGGTACTGCGGCAATGGGTAATGTTGATGAGGGCAGTGGAGGTGGAGGAGACCAAAACGTCTGTATCGGTGTAAGTTCTGGTCTTGGTGGAGGTTTTGGTTCATCAACAAAATATTTTAATGAAAATGTTGCTATTGGTTATCAATCTATGGATGGTAGCGGTACTGAAAGTTGTATTGGAAATGTATTTGTTGGTAAATCTGCTGGTACTGGTTCTTGGGGAACTGGTGGAGCTTCTTATAATGTAGGAATTGGCATGGGTGCTCTATCTGCCGCATTAACTGACGCTACTTATAATGTCGCAATAGGAAGAGATGCTGGAGACGCCATAACAGAAGGTGATAATAATATTTTGATTGGTCGAGATGCAGGTGGTGCAATGTCAACTGGAATAACTACCATTGCAATTGGCCCTAGCGCTGGTTCTGGTCTTACCACTAATACCAACGGTGAGTTAGTCCTTTTGGGAAATGCCGCTGGTAGAAGTATAACAACTGGTTATAACTCTGTCGCTATTGGTGGCGGTGCAATGGGTGAAAACGCTAGCAATGCTATAACTGGATTTAATAACACGGCAGTGGGTTATCTCGCTGGATATGAAATGGCAGGAGCTTCAAATAACAACACCATGATAGGGGCATACGCAGGTCAAAATATAGAAAGTGCGGATTCAAACGGAACTACAGCGGTAGGTGCGTATGCATTAGCCGACATGACTGATGGAGCTGGAAATACAGCTCATGGTTATTACGCATTGAAGGGTTGCACTACAGGTGATAATAACACTGCTGTCGGATTTCAAGCGTTAGATGCTATGACAAATAAAAGTAAGTCCACTGCGGTTGGTTCTCAAGCGATGAGTGCGTGTACTGAAGATGACAATACTGGTATAGGTTATAATGTTCTTTCAAATCTTGTAGGTGGTCAAAGCAATGTTCATGTAGGTACAAGCACTACTGTTTCGAGTGCAAGTAATAACTTCACAATTTTTCTTGGGACTGGTGCTGGAGCCACCCCAGAAAATGATTTTCAATTTGGTAAATCAAGTAATTATGTTTCAAATGATTTTGATACAGATGCTAACTGGTCACATTCTTGTGATGAGCGTAAAAAACGTAATATTAATGATGATTCTCTCGGATTAGATTTTGTAAAAGATTTACGCACAGTTACTTTTCAATGGAAACCTGCTGAAGAACATCCAGAAGAATGGCACGCTTGGGATGAAGATGAAGACGGAAATAAAGTATATCACGAAATGACCACCGATGCAGTGATGCATGGCATGATTGCTCAAGAAGTCAAGTCGGCATTAGACACTGCAAACGTAAGCACATTCTCAGGGTGGTCTGAGATGGAAAATGGTCAACAGCAACTTTCACCAGAAATGTTTGTATATCCACTCATCAAAGCAGTACAAGAACTTTCCGCAAAAGTGGAAGAGTTAGAAGAAAAACTTAAATAACAGGAGAATAAAATGGATTGGTCAAAATACAGTTCGTTGAAATCTGGCAGTAAAGTTTCTTTTGGAAAAGAGAAACAAGTCATGCGAGAAGCAGTAGCCGAAGAAAGAGATGACGATGGCAAGGTCGTGAGAGCGGCTCAAGCCAAAGAGGAACGTGAATACGTTGCTATGAGTCAGAAACGATGGGATGCTGAATCTGGTGAAGCTCAGGATGATAGCAAGCAAGAATACTCACTTTCAGATTTAGAACGTGAGAAAGAACGTCACGATGCTGAACAGGCGAGAGCCAAAGCTCAGAGTGATGGCTTAAAAGCCGCTATTGCAGATTTCAAGAAATTATAACACATAACCAAATAACCGAAAGGGGTTAATAATGGCTGAAAAACAAAAAGAGAAAAAGCCGACATTTACCTTTGGTGATAAAGAATATATTATCGAGGATATGAGTGACGATCAAAGGGTAATAGCTGCAAAGGTTCTTAAATTCCAGGATCATGTAAATGATATTCAAAAAAAGTTACAAACTAATATGTTTCTTAAGGAACAGTTTATAGAAAATGAAAAAACCTTTCTCAGGAAATTGGAAGTTGGTAAAGCTGAATTGCAAAAAGCATTAGAACCAGCAGAAGAAACTATTATTGCTGATGAGGTTGCTGCATAATATGAAGTAAAATGAATGAAATAGCGGAAATGTATATGCAAATAGGGGCTGCTGGTGTGATCGCAGTCCTGTTTGCATTTATGATTATGAATCTTATTAAAAGTCAGAGAGAACAGACTGAATATTTAGAACAGATCATGAGAGATATAACAAAACTAGCTACAGAAATGAGTAATACTATGAGTATAGTGATAAAGTTAGTGGATAGAATGAATGTATCTGATTCTGCAAGTCAAAGACATAGAGAAGATATTGTCAAAGAATTGAATGATCTCAGTGATATTCTAATGGAGATCAAGGGTAATATTGCAAGGATAAATCACCGTTAATGGCAAGTAAATTAACAGTGTCAGAATACAGAGCAGAGAATACTGCAAGGCTTGTTAAGCTTGAAGAGAGACAGATAAGTATATTTAAAACATTGCAGCGAGTAGAAAAGAATATTGATAAGATTAACGGCCAGGTACAGGATAATAAGACCAATCTAACTAAGATAGGTACAATTGGTTCTATCTGTGTGTTTGTAATTCCTATAATTGTATCAGTAGTAATGAGATTGTTATAGTGAAGAAGAACGATGATCATCTTCAGCTACCTGTTACAAGTAAGCAAATATTAAGTTTCTTTATATCTGCTATTCCTGTTATTGCAGTAGGTGGATATTTGTATGCTGAGTTTGAAAACAGATTAGATAAGATTGAACAAGATAGATTAGAAGATAGGGCTCAGATAGAGGAACTTGTACAGAAGCATGAAAGGGAATCTGAACAAAGGTTTGAAGCAATGGAAGAACAGGTTAAATGGTATCAGAAAGAACTGGGCTTTAATTTGAATCCTTTCAGTAGAAAAAAGAAAAAATAAGGAGTTATTATGGAATGGTTAAGTTTAGAAAACGCCGCTTATCTGATGGCGATTATCTTAGGTGCAATGGCTACTATGGTAGCTACCAAGTACCGTATTATCCTTAAGGAGATGAAAGAAGCAGCTGCCAAGTATCATGAAGCAGCTAAGGATGGTAAGATTACTAAAGATGAACAGCAAGCTATTGCAAAAGAGTGTATGGACGTTCTTATGGCAGCAGTTAAACTTGTCTGGAAATTCTAATTGATTGCTATTATCATGAATTCTGAGATTATAAAGCATGTATTAAGACGAGAAGGTGGTGACAAGATCACCCGTGATCCAGATGATCCAGGTGGTCTTACTAAGTTTGGAATATCAAAACGATCACATCCAGACATTGATATTGAGAATCTAACAGAGGATGATGCTGTTCTTATATATCTGGAAAAGTATTGGAAACCATCTAGAGCTTCTGAACTTTCACTTCAATTGCAGGATATGTATTTTGATATGGTAGTTAACTTTGGTCAGCGTAGGGCAGTTAGAATTCTACAGGAAGCATGCAATAGTAAGTCTAAAAGCAATGGTCTTGTTGTAGATGGGAGGATTGGCCCTAAAACCTTAAAAGCAGCCAGAACTCTTGAGAAGGACAGGCTTTTAGCTTTTAGGGTATTGCATTATTCAAAGATAGTCTTGAAGAAAAACAGTTTAATGAAATATTATTATGGTTGGATCCGTAGGTCAATATCAATTTAGTCCTGATTACTGGGTAACAACTGTTAGCTGGGATTGGATTGAGGTAGTTTATGCCTAAGCAGCTGTTAAAAATTGAGCAGTTTCATGGTGGTTTAAATACTAATGCAGACCCTCGTGATCTTCCTGTAAATGAACTTTCAGGGGCTACAGATGTAATGGTAGATGAGCTTGGTAAAATTAGATTCATGGGAGGTGGAGCTTCACATGGCACTATAGATGCTCGAGGGAATCAAATTAATCCTGGTTATGGATTATTTCAATTTAGTAGTGATAGACTTGCAGCTGGAATGGGGGGGCTAGAGCATTTAAATAATAGAGGTTCTTTTGATGGTAATTGGGATTTTACAAATGACATTTCTGGTGATGCTACTGATGCCTCATATGTACATTCAGCTGGAAATGGTTTAATGACTCAAACTGCTGCTAATCGTGTTTATAAAGGGATTGCTAATACTGGATATGCATTTACATATACAGTTTCTGGTGTAACTGATAGTGGTAATATTAGTCAATTTCGTATTCAAGGTGGTGGAAGTAATTTTGCATCAGCAGCAACTAATTTAACAGCAACTAATGGAACTCATACTACTACTTTTACATCACACGCTACTGATACAGATCAGCCTTTTACTATAAGATGTGCAGGATCAGGCTCTGCTGCACTCAATATTGATAATGTTTCACTTAAGGTATTTGATGCTCCTGAAACTGGTGATGATTATCTTGCATTTTCTGAACCTGATACTGCTGGAACTGTAGATATTTATAGTCTAAGTAATGATTGGTCAGGTGCAGATATATGGTTAAGCCCTATAACTGGTATGACTGATAATACTTCTGGTATACGAAAAGATGTTTTTTATTATGCTGATGGAGCATTAAGGATAGCAGATGCAGATTTTGGTAATGCTAATGAACCTGTATGGTATGGATATGTAGACAGGCATTTCTTTGGTGATGGTACTACTGGATATGATGAGGATGGTTATTCTCAAGGTAAAAAGATTAGTACATGGTTTAAGGATGATATGGCTCCCAAGGCATTGCCTATAAAGTCGTTTATGGGGGCTATAGCAGGTGCTACACCTGATATTAGCAGTCCTATATCTATTGATTTGGATCCTACGGGTGATTATCAAAATGTATCAGGAAGTGGTATAATACAAGATGAGACTAACGTTATACAAACTTTTGTTACTTTTTCAGCTTCTACACCTAATGTAACTGCAGTTTCTCATACAACTCCTGGTTTTAGCAGATTTTGCAGTATAGGAGATAAGATTAATATAACTGATTCTCTTGGCTCTGGAGAGAATGATCAAATATTTACAGTAGCAGATGTTCCTGAATATGGGACTGATCCTGATCCTAATACAATGGATTTTGAGGAAACTGTTGCTGCAAGAGTTAATGATTATGTTTATATGACTAACTTATCAAAGAGCGCATGGTTTGATCCTGTTAATACTGGCTGGCAGGTAGCAGTATCTACTCTTTATGATGACAGTAAGCAAGAATCTGCTTTAGATGTTTCAAGTACAACATTACAACCCCATGACAGTGGTAGTAATAATGAGATTATTGCTACTTCAACAGGATATAAAAAGATTAGGATTGATGCTCATGTGTTTGCTGGTGATGGACATACTACTGGACTTGCAGTGATTAATTCCAGGGTTTCTGGATTTAAGATATATATGCGTAGAGAAAATACATCTACATGGTATTTACAAGCAGAGATAGATATGACTAAAGGAAATAAATGGTTTGGCAGGGGTGATTGGGAAATGTGGGCAGATGGTGATGAATTGACTGATTGTGCTCATGCTGATGGAGAATATCTTGAATTTCCCAGAGAAGTAGAGACTTATGAGAGTGAAACTGGATATGATTCTTCTCTCACTACTGTTGGTTTTGATGGAACAGCAGCTGGATTTAAGACTGCAGTGGTTGCAAATAATATTGCTTATGTTGGAAATGTAAGAATGAAGGATTGGAAAGGTAAGGGTGCTGAAGGGTACAGAACTCATGGAGATGCAATATTAAAGTCTGTTGTCGGAAAATTTGATTCTTTTGTATTAGAGAGGCGAATTGAAACCTCTAAAAGTGATGGTGATTCTATAGTTAAACTTGAAGAGTATGCAGATAGATTGCTTGAGTTTAAAAAGAATAAGATGAGTTTAATTAATATATCTCAAGAGTTAGAATTCTTAGAAGATGTTTTTATGCATAAGGGTGTTACACATCCATCAGCTGTATGTAAAACAGATTATGGTGTAGCATGGGTTAATAGTCTTGGTTGTTATTTCTATGATGGGCAGAAAGTTGATAATTTACTTGAGAAAGACGGTAGGCAGATAATAAAACTATCTGATTGGACAACTTTTGCAGCTAATGCCCCTATGATTGGATATATACCAAAGAAAAGACAGTTACTTGTTGTAGATGATAATTTTACTGATGGTGACGGCTCTACTTTTTTATATGATATGGTTACACGGTCTTGGGTTCAAGGAGCTGCAGCTACTATTGCTGATCAGGCTAAAACAAATTTTGTTACTGATTGGAATAATGATTTAATGTGGACAGATACATCTGATACAGGTAACTCATTTATATGGGATGATGCTGCAGATGTTAGTTCAAAAATTAATATAACCACTAAAGATATAGATTTTGGACAACCAGGGCAGTTAAAAAATGTGTATAAAGTTTATTTAACATTTAGGGGAAATGCTACTCATGTACAGGTACAATATGGTAAGGATGGACTTGCCCCTGCTTTGAATTTTTTTCCAATTACAAGTGGCACTGATGGATCAAGCACTGGTACTGGAGCTGCTGCTAAATGTATAGCCTATGATGCTGGGACTACTGATTGGCTTAAAGCTGAATTAAAACCTGGAGCTGCTATTACTAATATTAATAGTTTTAGATTAAAAATAAGTGGTGACGCTTCTAATGCTATTGCAGCAGATTTTGAAATCAATGATATATCAATAGTTTATAGATTAAAGGGAATGAGATAATTATGGCAATGTCAAGAGAAGAAAGAATTGCCAGAAAAATACAGCATACGAAGCAAGAAAGACTTCAGATATCTGAAGGAGTTCCTTCTGTCAATGAACTTAGAACTGGTGTTCCAGTAGTAAGGGCAACTACAGAGGGCTTGGTAGAATATACGAAATATAATAATGCTCTCTATAAGAAGGTATTAGATAGAGCTGATATTGCTAGAACTAGGACTATAACTACTGATAAAGAAGTAGATATACTTCCTATATTTCAAGTATATGTTGGTAGTACTCAAAGTAATATGGCAGTAGGTAGTGAAGTAGATTTACAATTTAATACAGTATCTATAGATACAATATCAGGCTATACTACTAGTACTTATCTTTATACTATATCTGCTAGTGGTATTTATTATTTATATTACAATGTAACAATGAGTAATTTTGATTCAGGTATGACAGCTGGGCAGATACAAATGAAAGATGGTGATGGAAACTATTTTGCTATTTGTAGATTAGATGATAAAGAATTTACTGCTGATTCTGCTTATGTAAGTAGAAATGCAAATGCTATCGTAAACTTTAGCGTAGGTGATACAGTAAAAGTTACATATTATCAAACTGGTGGTGATGCTATAGCTGATATAATACAAAATACTAGCAGCACTGCTGGTGCTGAATCTATTTTTGGTGGTTATATGATTACAGATGTAAAATCTAGTAGAGCTGCAGGTTCAGCTGCTGCGGAAGGAAGTGGTGGTAATGGACATGCCGCTTCATAATATAATAGGAGAGAATTATGGCATACGGCGCAGGTAGGTCAAGATTAATAGCAGCAAAGGGTAAAGAAAAAGCCTTTGAAGCAAGAAAATATGATGAAGAGTTAGTTGTAGCTGAGGAAGCTGCTAGGAGAGAATCTGAAGGGAAGACTTTATCTTCTGCTGTTGGTTCAGGTTTTGGGCTTTTATGGGGTCTTTATACAGGAAATCCATATAAAGGCTATCTAGCTGGACGTGAAGGAGGAACGTGGCTTCATAATTTGTTTTCAGGTTATGATCCAGGGGATTATGCTTTAAGTACTGATATGGGTAGGTTTAATGTAACTCAGGATATAGATATAAGAGACGTTAATAGACAATTTGAAGAAGCACATAAGGCTGAATTTTGGAAAGATGTGGCTGGTACAGGAAAAGCTGTAGGTACTCTTGCATATTTAGGAAGTGATCTAGGAAAGATGTTTACTGGTAGTGAAATACTAGAAAAAGGTACAAATGTTTCGGGCTTTTCGCCCAGGAATCTTTATGGAGGCGAACCTGGAGATTTTTATCGAATTGGTCGTGGTAAGTCTATGCTCGTTGGTACTGATTTAGCTTAAATATGAAAGATTTAAAATAAGAATATAGATTATGCCAACATGTAGTGAAACATATGGCCCAAATTGGGTAGGTGAATATCCTAATTGCAGGTATGAATCCTCTACTCCTCCTGGTACAGGACAAGAGCAGACTTCTTTCACAGGTACTGTGGGGTCTCTTGGTTATGGTGATATACTTGCAGGAAGTAGTTGGGAAGATGACTGGCAACAATTCTTTGATCCATATGATCCTAGAAGAGAAGAGATGGCTGAACGACATGCTGATATTGATATTGGTCAGCTTGGAGCTGCTTGGGGTTTACAGGAAGAACAATTAGGAGAAGCTTGGGGCTTAAGAGGAGCCCAACTTGGAGAAACATTAGATCTTGGTAGAGAACAGCTAGGTGAGTCTTGGAGATTACAAGAAAGAGGTCTAGGTGAACAATGGGAAGGACAAAGAGGAGAGTTAGGTGCTGAAGCACGTAGAGGTTATCAAGATGTAACACGAATGGGAGAACAAATGTTAACTAGAGGTCGTGGGTTGACATTTGGAGGGCAAAGACAAAGACAAGCTGAAGAAGAAGTTTCTGGAGCGTATGCAAGATCTTTTGGATTAGGACAATCAGCATATGAACAAGCTCTAGCAGCAGGTCAATCTCGTTATCAACAGGGTTTAGAAGCTCAGACATTAGGTTATGAACAAGCTATGGAAACTGGACAGATGGGGTATGAACAAGCTTTAGAAACAGGTCAATTAGCATTACAGCAGGGTACAACAGATATTTATCAAGGTTTGGAATCTGATATATTTGGGCAAAGAGAAAGTTGGGAGGAGCAAAACCGAGCTACATTGAATGTTCTTCTTGGTTCAGGTATATGGTCAGGTGATGATGATTATACTCCTCCTCCAGGTTGGACTGATCCTAATACAGGAACAGTTACTTGTTGTGATGGTACTGAACAGCCAGCAGCATATATGTGTGGCTATGGTAATCAACCTGCAGATTGCTATGGAGGTAAAACTTCAACGGGAGGAGATACAGGAACTGGCACAGGCACAGGTACAGGCACTGGTACAGGCACTGGTTCGGGGACAGGTACAGGCACTGGTAGTTTAGTAACAGGTACACAAAATATGGGCCAAGTTATGGGTGCAAGAAGATATGGTTAAAGAAGATGAATAAGGGATTAGGAGATACAGTATCTAATGTCATTAAGAAAGTTTCTGGTGGCAAGATAAAAGAATGTGGTGGCTGCAGTAAGAGACGTGACTGGCTTAATGAAAAGGTATCATATAGGCGTAATGCTTTAGATGCAATTGATAAGATACAGAGTAATAAATAATGGCTTTTAGACAACCAAGAATATATTCATCAGCAGATGCATTCCGTGATGCTACAGATCATGCACTAAAGCTGGCTCTTGCTACTATTGGTGATAAAACAACTGAAGAAACAAATAGAGTAAACCTAGCTATTAAGAGATTAAACTCTCTGGAAAGCCAAAGAAATACGATTCAAGTTGCTTGGCTGGAGAAACAAGCTCAGATAGCTGGTTATATAGGAGAATCTGATAGCTTACAAGATATATATAAAACTGGTAAAGAAGGAAAATTAGGGAGTAGTGTAGAAGATATAACAGCTGATTTATATACGGAGCCTTTCAAATACCATACGCAAGCTATGCAAGTCACACAAAATCAGATTGATGTGCTTGGCCCTGCTATGGCTAGTTCAATAGATAAGTTAGCAAAGCTATCCCAGGCACAGGACTTTATTACTAAAGGCATAGGTGCTACTTTTAAAACTGGAGCAACAGAAGAAGAAATAGCAGAGTGGGGGCCTGAAGATCTTAGTCAAGCTGCATTCAGAGGAAAGTTTTATCCTGATTTGAAAGAGGGCGAAGAGATACCTAAAGAACTGGAGGTTTTCTTTCAAAGACATCAACCTGACCCAATAACTATTGCAGGTTTAGAAACTAAAAGAAAGAGGGAAGATTGGGAAATAGAACAAAGAGAGATAACAAGAGCAGGTGAACAAAGAGCTATAGATACTGCTCTTATGGCTAAAGAGCGACATGCTATTGAAACAGGCAAGCAGAGACATCCTGGTGATGTAGAAACAAATAAGAGTTTAGCAAGAATGAATATTTATAATCCTATGATTGAAGAATCTATGACTGGAATGCTGTCTGCTTCTTTTGGATATGCAAATATGCTTTCTGGTCAGAAAGAACAAAAGCCAGACCTTATAGAAAAAGGTCAAACAGTTTTTGATGCTGAAGCATTTAGGATAGGATTGATTTTTAATCCAGCTCCTGCTGGTGATTTAGGTATAGATCCACAAACGATACGAAACATGAGTTCAATTGAGTTTCAAGATAGATATGAAGAACTTTTAGGTAAAAAAGCTAATGATCCTAAAAGAATACGGGCTATACAAATAAAACAATTGGGAGAAGAAATATATCATGAAAATAAGCCTACTAGAATGTCAGATCCTCTTCAGGTTAAAAGAGGACTAGAGGTACCTGCTTATAATGATAGGGATGAATTAATAGCTCAAGCATATAAAAGATTTAGTGATGTTAAGAAGGTTAGTTCAACTGCAGCTGGTAAATATGCTGATGACATTAAATATATTCTTGGTGTAGATCTTCGACATGAAGGCACTGTTCGAGGTATATTAAAAGAATACTTTAGGACAAATTATCTTGAAAGTGCTATTGGTTATGAAGGTGGATATGATACTATTTTAGAAAAAAATCTTACCGTGTATCAAAAAGACCTTGCAGGTGATTTTATGGATCTAGTTAAACGTAATTATAATTATGATATAGTTGAAGATAGGTGGATTGATGGATGGCAAAGACTTGCTGATGGAACAATGGTACCACAATATGAATAAGGAAGAACTTAAAAAGATACAGGCAAGTTGGAAGTTAAGGCAGGTTGAAAGAGATTCTATTCTAGCTTCACAAAAAATTAATCTTCCAGGTGATTCTGTGGAAGTTAAGCCTCCATATGAAGGTTTACCCGCTTTTTCTGATATGCCAAAAATACCTGGTATAGGAGAAGGTAGTATTCTTGATCTTTTTGGAAAAGGTATTATGTACTCAGGTCAGGCTGAACAAGCACGATCTCAAGCAGCTATAGAAGCTGGTAAGGTTGCAGTAGAAGCAGTCGAACCTGTGGTAGAACCTTTAGTTTCAGGAGTACGGTCTCTTACAGCTGATATGCTGACTGGGGATTATCAAAGATCAGTTATAGCTGGCGCAGTTGGTGCTCCAGTAGATATGGCTAACTCACTTCTTTCTTTGTTAGGCATTGAAATGACTTATAGTGATAAGCCTTTTATGGGATCAAAACACATTAAAGAATCTTTAGATTATCTGTCTGGCTCTCCTTATTCTACCAGATTTATGGTAAAATAAATTATGAGCAATGGACTTTATACGTCTCCCGTAGAAGAAGATGAGAATAAAAGGTATCTAGAACAGTTAAGACAACTAGAGCTTGGTAAGGGTATGGATCCCATCTATGATGAGGATGATAGTAGTTGGCTTACAGATTTTACAGGTAATCTTTTATGGGGGGGAACATCTGCTGCTACTTGGGGTGCTTTTGATGTAGCAGCACTCACTGAACTTGGAAAAGGTGGAAGATCAGCCCTTTCTCTAGGTACCTACAGGCCATGGGAGGAACAAACAGGAGCAGGTAAGGCTGGGTTTATACTTGGACAGGGTGTGGGAATGTTTGCCACATTTAGCTGGACTGGTAAAGCATTAGGATTATTAAGTAGTGCTTTTACAAAGAAATTTCCTACAGGTAGGGTTGCTACACATATAGCAAAAAAAGCAGGTACTGAAGCTGTAGAAAAGTTTGGTGAGAAAAAAGGCATTGAGTCTTTAGCAAAATATGGGGACAAATTATTAAAAGGTGAAGTAGGTGACTTAGCAATGGAGGGTCTGGAAAGAGGAACCCTTGAAGCTATGAGAGAGGCTACTAAAATAGTCAGGTCTCCTGGATATAAAAGACTTTGGAAGTTTAATCAAGAAGCTTATACACATGCAGTAGATGATATGAGTCGTAAGCTGCTTAGTGAAATGCCTGATATGGGGGCTGAGTCTGCATTAAAACTATCAGATAACTTAATATCCTCTGCCATGAAATATTCTACACATCAATTCCATAATTATATGGATGCTGTTGTAGGGTTGGGTGCTCAAGCAGCCGCTAAGAGACCAGGATCTATAGCAAGAGGGTCTCAGTGGACATTAACTGGTAAGACAGGTAGAACACTATCTGCAATGTCGACTGATGCAGTGTTGGGATTTACGCATCATCTGGCTCAAGCTGCTATTGAAAATGTGACTCATAAAACTGGAGAAATACTGGGGGGTGAATTTGATGCTAAAGAGTTAAAGCATTTAGAAAATTTGAATTCAGGTCTTATGGATGTACTTATTCATTCTGGTCAATCTGGATTGTGGATGTCTTTAATTGCTCCTACCAGATTTATTAAAGGTGGTAGAACTACCAAGCTTCATAAGGAAGCAATGGCTGGATTAAATACTTTAAGAAAAGCATGGAAACCTGCAGATAGAATGGCAGGTCATCAAGCAAGAACTACATTACAGTTTATAGATGATGTATCTGAGGGTTCTTTGAAGAAAACCATCTTGTCCAAGGAATTAGCTGGAAGGGAAATTGAAAATCTTACCAGAGATGAAGCTGTTTCTATGCTAAAGAATGTAAGGAAGGGTTTTTCTCGTGAGTGGCTGAGTTATATGGGTAAGGAAATAAAGGAAGATCTCACAGGATCTGCAGGTAGAATGATAGCAGGTGCATTGGCTATGAACCTTCCAGCTATAAAACAATATTATGATGAAACTGGTAAGTTTGATCCTGTAGGAGCTCTTGGTGCTGATCCGTCAGAAATAGTGTCTAATATGATTGTTGGGATGTTGTTTGCAAAGAGTGGCAGAACTTTTGGGGAAGGTGGTACCAGTAGAAAGCAGTCAAGACTTTTTGAAACAGGAGAAATGAAGCAGTATTACACTGCTAATGTTAAGAAGATACAATCTATCAGAGCTGGTCTTGAAGTGATGGGATATAAATCATCTGGTGAAGGTTTAAATATTAATAATGCTGCTACAGAACTCTTTGGTCGTTACTTAGTTAATACTGGTGATTATAAGATAGTAGATGATATTCTTAGAGATAAATTTGTTATAGCTGAGGACTCTCCCGTAATAGAAGGAGCAAAGCCCCTGAATGAAGCTTATGAATCAGTTGTTAATGTAGTAGCTGATCCTGTAGCAAAAGGAAAATTAGATATTGCGATGAAAGTTATTGCTCATTATGACAATAACTCTACTGATATCGGAAATGTAATGAAGCATGTTACTCCTGATGAAGCTGTAGATATTGTAAAAAGAATAAATGAGATACCTGGGATAAGAGAGAACCAGGCTTTTCCTGAAATTTGGCTGAGAAAGGTTGAACTTCAGGCTGGATGGACTGCAAATGAAAAGTTTTATGACTTACAGCTTGGCAGTGCGATAGGATTTTATGAGTCTATTGGAGTAACAAATTATTCATATGATCCCAGTACTAGTATTCTGAGAGTTCCAGAAGTTAATCTTCAAAGATTGTTAGGCTCAAGGCCATCTGAGACACTGAATGATTTCAAAGTCACTCATGAAAAGTTTCTTGAAGAAGGACAGAAGAATGGTAAGGTTATTATTGAGGGTAGACTAGCAAGGGAGAAACCAGCTCTAGGAGACCAACAATTAAAGGCTTTGGAAACTTCATATGAGGGTTATGTTGCATTGATGAATGAAAGTTCATACGGCAGAGATTCTATGATGTTTGATAAAGGTATCATGCACGATAATAATATGTGGATAGCTTACAATGTCACAAATGCTGATATAGATATAAATAATACTCTTCGCATGTTTACTGACGTTAAAAGAGACAGGATATTTACAAACTTAGCTAAAGAAGATGTTGAGTTTCTACAAAGACAGATAGATAGTATGCAGTTAAACAGAAGTAGAGTGCCTGAGCTATCAGATAAAGATGTTATACAAACTAAAGCAGACCAACAAAGGTTTGATGATCTTACAAAGTTTTATGCCAGAGTACAGAATGTTTATAATGTATTAACTGGCAACAAAAATTTAAATGTATCTACTGACAAAGCTATTACTATGGATGCAATTGCAGGTGCAAAGGATAATATGACCAATAAGTTGGGTGATGTTTTTATGAATGATGCTGTGTATGAAAGATTATTAAACCAATCTGTAAATCATATGGTTAATACTCTTGATATACAGAGTCTTGGTAGAAATCAGCAGCTGAAGCATAGTTTACTAGTTATGATGAATGGTGGAGTGGGAACTAGTGGTACTAGTGTTGGTGATTTAAACAAGTATGGTGGCCTGGTTGTAAGAAGAGAAAACCAGATACAAATACCAGATACAAATACATTATTTAGAATTTTAAAATCATCTCCAGAATTACAGAAAGAGAATTTAGATAGTCTAAGAGAATATTATTCTGATTTTCAAGAAGGTATCTCAGCTGCATCAGGCCCTATAAATATTACTAAAGATGCTACCGCAATTACTGAGTTAATTACAAGTGTTGGCGGAGCTTCTAATGCAAGAGGTATACTGAATATAGCTAGGATCTTTTCACAAGTGGGCCATATTAAGGATTTGCATAATGGATATGAAAGTCTGACAGACTATATGAATAAGATAAAAAATGATTCTGACTTATATGTTGAAAACTATACAGCAATGTCTGATTTTGATGCATCCATTAGTGGAAGTCTTAGAGAACTTGTTCATCAGATGGGAACATTAAGATCAAACATAAAACATCTTATTGATACTCGTGACTATCAAGCACTTATAGATATTAAGCTTGAGGAGAATTCTTCTCTTATGCAAAGTCTTGAAAGATTTAAAAATAGGGATTTGATAGATGTTATTGATAAAGATACAGGAGATATAGTTAGTACAAAGTATAAACAAGAGTTGGTTGATGTAATAGCAAGAACAAAAGAGCTTTTAGGTAACAATGTTCTTAACGAAGAGAATATTTCTTCTTATGTAAATGAGCAAATTGCAAAAAGTGAGTATGATATATATACAAGGGAACATACTTTAAGAATGAATACTACTCCTCAAAGATTTGAATCGGATTATGGAGTTCCTACAGCGCAACAAGAAATTATTATAGACAATGCTTTAGGTGGTAAGAATGTTCGTTCAGCTCAAGTTACCAATGAAAAAATTCTAAATTCAGTTAGAGAGCTATATCGTGAGGCAGTACAAAGACAGCTTGAGATATTTCAAGATACAGGAAGAGTAACTGAAAGATTAACTGATGAACAGTTATATAATGATGCTTGGCAGCTTACATCTGCTAAAGCTTTTTCTGGTAAAGTTAAGAGAGTTAAATATATTGGAGGTTATGATGGTGGTATTCTTGTATCTAGTGAAGTTGGATATCCAGTACAAAGTCAACGTGATGGAAGAGGAGTCACAGGATTAAAGAATATTTTATTTGAGGGTGGAGAAGGTTGGTATGTTCTTCAGCCTGATATGAAGTTTCTTATGGAGGGGCAAGCTGTCGCAAAAGATCTTGTTATACTTGATAAAAATGTGATGTCTGCTATAGATAGTCAAATAGAAAACGGAATAGGTATAGATTCTAAAACTGTAAGAAATGAATACCATAAACAGACGTTGGAAAAAAGTTTAGTGGAAGAAATCACTGCAACCAAGGTTCCAATGATAAGAGTTATTTTGAATGATAGGACGCAGTTAGCTGTAAGTAAGGATCTTGCTCAAAGATCTATAAGTAGAGCATATAGTGAGGGAGGAGCATTATCCATGCTTGTCAGAACAATATATGGTGATGGCAATCAACGTGCAGCAGATACTTTTTTAGAGAGATTTAGAACACCTAACATGAGTGTTGATGTGTTAAAAGAAGGTATAAATGAGGCTTGGAATATTTTAAATCAACCTTCTTTACTTATACCTGGTGAAAGAAGCAGGCTGGATAGAGAAATAGAACTTGACTATATGAAAAGAAGAAAGCTTGCAGATATATCTAAGGGTAAGATTTTAAATAGCAGGTATCGTGAAGCATTAACTGAGTTTTATGAGTTTGTTAGTCAAGAAACTAACAGTCCTTTAGCTAGAGCATTAGCAGATTCTTATGCTGAGATGAGAGGTGAGGACGGAAGAAATATACCGATGAGAAGTTTATCTATAAATGATAGTGGAGACCAGCTATCTGTCATAAGCAGGTTCAGAAGAAGACTAGAAATGTATGACGAAGATATGATGGCAGGTATAGATAGAAATCAAGTAGAAACTTTTATAGAAGGTATGAGTAAAGAAGCAACTGATTCTCCTACATTTTTAACTAAAGGATCTTTCTTAAGGTTTCTCGGTACATTTGCTCCAAGCAGAGATCTTATTCAGTTTAATGAATTGAATGAGGTTATTGGATTTAATGTAGGTGCAATGAAACCTAAAGGTGTTGATGTTTTTGTGGGGGAAGATGGCAGTGTGAGAGTTTCCTACGACAAGTCAGCATTTTTTTACAGTCCTAAAATAGGTGAAACTCTTGAAGCAGCAGGTTTGGATGAGGTTAAATTTAGATCAGGCAATAAAATAAATGTATCAAGGACAGGTACTGGAGAATTAACTGAAAATTATGTTGATCCTGTTACACGTAGAGCTGAAGTTGAAGCTCGTAGTATAGAAGAGATAGTTGAATGGACAATAGAAGCATCTCAGGATAGAGTACAAGAAATACCTTGGGCAAGTTATGATCTTACTCAAGCATCTGTTCCGCATTCAGGAACTGTTGGTGCTAATACAGGGGTGCATTATTCTAACAGGAGTGGTTTAAATGATTGGACTCAGATTGCTAGGCGTACAAATGAGTTTAATGAATTGTTGTCAAGGGTACAGGATTCACCTGAAGCTCTTACTAATATAGGAAGAAGTTTATCAGAGTCGTCAAGAGCTGAAGGAGATCTAAATCCAACCAGGACAGCTCTGGATTCTTTTCTTGACAGTCAGGGACTAGTTGTAAGTGATTGGATGGGAGATTTAATAGTTGATAATCTATTCAACAGGTATTTTCAAGGTTCTAAAATTGCTTCAAGAGAAGTTAGAGGTTCTTCTTATAGTCCTATGGCTCCATTTCTTGCAGATCAAAATGTGGACTTACCATTAATTTATACTGATACGGATAATATAGGTAGGCAAAGGATATATGGCGGCTTTGGGATCAACAGTGAAATAGCAGAGATGCCTTTTAAGGCTCTAGGAAGGTCTACCTTGACAGAAACTACTCCTAATGGTGACCATAACAAGCTTGTGACTGGATTCTTCATAGGAAGACACAATTTTCACAATCCTGCAGTTGGAAGAGTTAGTAAATCAGAATTTGTTATTATACCAAATGAGAAAAAAGGTTTTACTGCTATGGTAGAGGGAATGGAGCTACAAAAAGATGGAACTTTTGTAGATATAGTTAAAGGTAGATTGGATGCTTTGAGTCCTGAACAGCAGAGAATCAATAGAAGAATATATCGTACTATAGAATCTGACGTTAAAGAGCTAAGAACATTTTGGGAGAATGAGGGTGCTTCTAATGAGAAGATGCTTAATAAATTAGCCCTAACTGATAATATGTGGATGGGAATATTAAATACAAGGCAGCCCAGAAATGCTTATGATGTTGTCATAAATAAAGTTCACAGAGAGAATCTAGGTTCAGAGGAAGTTCCTAACTGGAAGCATTATGATGCAAGGGAAGGTAACAGTACAAAACAAAATGTTGTTGATGTTTTAAGGCAGGATGCTGACCATGATTTTGACAAATCAAATGTATATACAACAGCTCCGCATGATTTTATTAAAGAAGTTGCTACTATGGCTGGATCTAAAGTAGTAAATGATCCGTTAGAATATTCAAACTTGATTATTAAAAAACTTCAGGTTGATATGGGAGACCAGGCTGGTATGAGAGCATGGTTTGAAGATGTTAATAATACTTCTGCATTGCGTGGTAGATTTATGAAACTTCACCAGATATCTACTTATCTCAGTAATGCTCTTGGTGAAGGAGGAACTTTAGGAACGCTAACTATAAATAATAAGCAAGTCCGCATTAAAATGAAGAGTAGAAAAGACTATGTTAATGTGGTGGGTGATATATCCAGAACAGTGAAGTATTTTTTAGATAACTATAAAGATATTGTAGATGTACGAACAGAAGCTGGGTTTGCTCCTGGAGTAGATAAGTTTGTTAGAGATATTTTATTTGGTGCAGAAAATGTAGTAAATGGACAAGTCATGAGTAGATTTGAGGGATTGTTTAAGTTTGTAGGAGAAGGTAATAACCCAGACATTAATCAAGCTCGTTTAAATGCTGGTGTTGGTGGAGAATTATTATCAGAAACATTATACAATCAGATTGTCAGTCCTCTTAATAGGTATTTATCTTATAATAGAGGAGAGCTTACTCAGGCAGATATTAAAAGTAAGATAACATTAAAAGATGTTCATCGTGGATGGTCTGATATTAGAGATACATTCTTTATAAAAAAGGGAAGGAAAGATAGAGTTCTTGACTTAGATGCTATAAAACTAGATTTAACAGAAGGTAAGAATCTACTTTATGATTTTTTAACAGTTGAAAGTAATAATCCATTTGATATAGCAATGGCTTCTTTGTCAAGTGCTTATGATACTGGATTAAAAGTAAAGAGACATGCTGGACATCTGCAGACTAATATAGAAAATTTGATATTTGAAGGAGAAAGTAAAACTTTGTTGAAAGGAGTGGATGGTCTTAGGAGCACTAGCAGGCAAATTTTTAGAATGGTTAAAGATGAGGGGTCACTAGCTAAACTTGTTATAATTTCTGATAGATTGGAAAGCTTGGGAGGTGAGCTTGCAAGATTACAAGCAAATCAATACTCTAATCAGTATGATGTAGATAAAATTGCCAAGAGAGTTGACTACTATGCTGGCCTTAAGACAGAACTTGAACTTTTGGTTGGCTCAAAGATAGCAGTAGAAAGACTTGAGAATGTGTTCAGGTATTCAAAAGGTAGAAAAGAAGGTATGCAAACTGCTTTTGGTGAAGATTGGGTAGTGTGGGATAGTCAAGGTAAAAATATAAAACAAGTAATTAGAGAAGGTGAGACAAATAAGCGAGACATATCTCCAAGCGATCTTGTAGTAAGAGGTGGAAAAAGTTTTGAGTTTCATCCACCTAAAAGACAGGACAGGTTAAGAGAAAAGTGGATTGCTTATGGAAAGCCGCAACTTGAAATGGCTACAGAAGATGGCAGGATGGTAGCTATGGATAAACTTCAATATGATGGGTCTGTTATTCCTGCTTATATAGATTTCTCCTCTGAGTATAGAAAAATTGGAAGAGAATGGGCAGTTCACAGGGATGGAGAATTACTAGCTATTCAGCGAAAAGCTTTATTAAATATGTTTATGAATGATATTGGTAATAGTTATGGATTGTCTGATCCTTTAAAGAGAAGAGCATTTTTATTTAAGCTGATGACACCAGAAATGGATAATAGTACATATGTAGTTAAGGAAAGTAATGGAAAATATGCGTATGACTATAAGTTTACTGAAAATGAAAAAATATCTAAGACTGTCTACAGTTATCTTACTGATGTAGTAGAGGGACAATCTTTTTCTAGGGATAATTCTATGACCAGGATAGAAGCAAATAATATGATACAGGAATTATCTAGAAAGGGTGCTCTTGCATTTTATGGATTAACGGATCCTTATTCTACTGTTAATATTCCTTTTACAAGAACTTCATCTTACCTTGATAAGGTCAGCAAAAGATTGGTTGATATTGATAAGAATATATTGAGGCCTACTAATGTAGTTAAGGGACAAGAACATGAATTTAATAGTGCTATCTCTATGATAAATCAGTTTATAAATGGAGATAGACTTATTACTCCATTTGATATGGCAAGAATATCAAGAAAGATAGTTGGCACTAGGGGTGGTGTTGATATGTTTAGAGTTGGGGAAAGTGGGAATTCTAATCCTGTGTTAGTTAGGAAAGCAGGTGTAAGAGGGTCTGAGCCTAAGCAAACAATTGATCAGTTGTTTAATGATCTGGCTAAAAGAAGGAGAAACTGTGAGGGAGGAAGACCTTAATATGAAAAATAACGAAAAAGTTATCTCATATATATCAATTTTTCAAACTTGTTTTAAAAAGTCGCCCTACCCTACACATCAAAATTTGAAACTTTGGAGTTGTAATGGCAATATTAGGTAATTGGGTATTCTGTAATAATCCTAAGAAACTTCATCCTGATCTTAGCGATAAAGAGCTAGAAGCGGTGGATAACAAATTACGAGAAGTTGTCATAAAGTCATGGAAAGAAAATCAAACAATGAAGAAGTTTGGCTGGCATAATGATGCAGAAGAGTTTAAAAGTAGATGGCAGCAGGCAACTGGAAAAAATATTGAATTACATCAAGCTACGATGAGTGACGTTAAGGTCTTTGAATCATATATGAAAGGATGGACAAAATCTATAGAAAATGGGTACGAAACATCATGGCATGCATGGAAACTCTTGCCACAAAAATTAAAGATGCTTCCAGGTGGAGAGACCACTTACAGAGATTTAATAGATATAGTTTCATATGAAAGAAGACATAAGATAAATGCTCAATTACAACTTAAGGATATAGAAGTTGCTTTAAAGAAATTAGCAGGTAAAAAATATTTTGATGTAGATACAGAAAAAGTGGCAAAACTGGAATCATTAATAATGTCTACTACTGATGTTAGGGATGTAGAAACAATTTATAATGAGTTAATGAAAGAATTAGGCTCTAAGGGTGGCGTAAGGGCAAGAAAAGCTGCTGGAGACCTGTTTTATGGCTTACAAGATGTATTAGAGGGAGCTGACCCACAGAGTTTAAGGAAATCTTCTCCTAGTGGTAAATCTGTTCCATGGAGTTATTCTGAAAAGAAATTGGCAACCGAAATTCAAAATGCTTGGATTTCGACAAGAAAAGATTTAGCAATAGTGGCAATAAATGCTTTAAGGATAGAGAAGGATTTTGCTAAAAGGTTAGATGTAAGAGAAAATCATGCAAGAGGACTTGAAAAACATCTTGATACTATAGAAAGTAAAATAAAGGAACTTGAATTAACAGTACAATCTAAAGATCCAAATAGAGATAAAAGATATGATTTAAATGATAATCAGGTTAAAAAATTAGGCGAATCTGGTAGTCTTCGTAAAGAATATATGCCTCATCAGATTTTGACTATGATCAAACATCTTGACGCTTTTCATAATTGGATGGAAGCTGATGTACCTGATATGAATATAACTGCATCTGAAAAGTTTAAAAATTTAGTATTAAGTAGTGATAGATCTTTTATTGAGAGGTTGAAATCCAGAGGAGAAACAGGGGAAGAGTATTATTCAAGAAATCCTTTGTTCTTCATATCTCAATATATACAGGATATAACAAGGTATAACTATAAACGATCAGTAGAAACTGTATTAGCAGATTCTTTTGATAAGTTAATAAAAAGTAAAAAGTTTGCTGAAGGTAAGGGTACGGTTGAAAGAGAACAGGTAATAAAATTTGTTGATGAAGCTTTAGGCACACTAAATAATATTGCAGAAGAAGCTTTAATTACTGATAGTCGAGGAAATAGCAGATCTAAAAGATTGTCAAATTTTGCTACTACATTGGGCTTCATAAGAACTATGGGTTACAATGTAAGAAGTCCATTAAGAAACTATACTCAGAAGTATTTTGAGCATATGGATATGGGATATAGAGCACCGAGAGAAGCTAGATCATATGTACAAGGTAATAAAGAAATTGAAACTGCTATGACTGATGCTATTGAAAGGCATGGTCTCTTTTGGAAAACTGATGATAGCTTTATAAAGTCACTTACAACTACTTATCATACTGCTGCTGCAACTAGAGGTACAAAAGAAAGTAGTATTCTGCCTCCTGGTATGGCTGAAATTAATGGTAAGGTAATGATTGTTAATGAAACATTGTTTGATAAGACATTAAGAGCAATAGACAAAATAGCAGATGTTGGTTCTTTTATGCATAGAAAAGTAGAAGATGTAATAAGAGCTCATTCTTTTACTACTGCTTATGGACTTGCTCATAAAAATTTATCTGAATTGCCAGTTTGGTTTATAAATCAAGAAATGGGAAAAAAGTCTACTACTGAAGCAACACGAAAAGATTGGATAAATAAAGCTGCTGGTTCATCGGCTTATGGTAAAGTTATTGATATACATTATGAATATTCCATGATACAAAAGCCGAAACTTATTAAAGGGCCAGTAGGATCAGTAATAGGACAATTTAAACAGTACAGGTTTTCTAATATAGATATGCAATGGAACTGGATAAAAGCAGGAATGAGAAGAGTTAAATCTGGTGGACTTGCTGAGTATGATGCAGTAAGACTGTATAGATTAGGTGTGACTTATTCTCTTATATCTGGACTTACTGCAGCTGTAGGTATTGGTTTTTCAAATTTATTTCAAAATGATACTTATGAATGGATTAAGAGTTATTTTACTTACTGGACTGCTGATAGAACTACTGAAGAGGGCAGAAAAAAGGCAGAAAGAGCTCTATATGAAAAAGGAGAGCTTGGAGAGCTTGGGCCTACTTTTGGTGCTCTTATTGAAGTATTAGATATATTTAAACTTATGAGGATTGATCATTCCCATAGACTTGCTATTCTTGGAATAACAAATGATATCTCCCCAGTAGAAAGTATTGATGATATGGATAGAAATTACAGATTAGCTAGACTCGTTAATTTGCAGGCAGCTAGATCTTGGTATCATACAAGAGAATCTTTACTGAATAAAAATTATACTAAAGCTTTTCTTACTGAAACTGGACTATTTGCTAATGCAGATGAACAGGAATCTTCAGATACATTTATGGGGTGGATAAGAAGGCTTACCAGAACAAAAACTTATGAGCCACCATCTGTAAAAAGAGAAAGAGAACGTACTTTAAGAGAACTTTCTCCTGCTTATGCAGCAGCTGTAAAAAGTATAGATACTTATTTAGTTAGCTAAAGGGGGAAAGATCTCTCTCTCCCCCCTTCTCATGAGGTTAATTAACAAACTTGTTTATATCCTTATTTAAGACAATATTTAAGTTACTAGCATGTTGAAGTACTTCTAATGAAGTTCTGGAATTATTTATATTCTTTGTTGTATTACTTAAATATGAGTTAAATAGTTTTTTAACTTCTTTAACTTTTAATTTATTGATTGCTTTCAGTACTTTTATATTATTCATTTTTTACCTTTCTTCGGGCATTGTGGATACAAACTTATCATCCAGCCAATCGTCAAATCGCATAATAATAAGTGTTTCTCCTCTATCTTGTTTACATACAACAGCATCTACATGCTCACTTGGAAGTAGGAATGCTGCTAACTTCTTTCTGCATTTGGCTTGTATTTTTATTTCAGGTTCTCTACCAATCGTGAGATCTACTTCTTCATGAAAACCTAATGATTGACCATTAGATCCCCATGCACGTACAGCAGTAAAACCTGCTTTCTTAGCTTCGTTTACTATCTCTCTTTCAAATCTATTGCCTTTAGCTTTACTTGGTGAAGGCATTATGCTTCTCCTTTCTTGGAAAATACAATTTTAACAGTGTTTAGATTATTCATCACCACTTGGACAACTGCATCATAATCTTCAGGAATCATATCATTAGCTTTGAAGAATGATAATGGTATAGTTAGTCTACCTCTTTTGTCTAGATTACATTTAGCTATGTTCATTTTTCCCTCCTATATCCGTTTTTAAAACTTCAACAACTTCTTTACTTCTAAATCCATCATCACCTATTACAATATCTACTGCTTCTCTTATATCGTCTATATAATATAATCCATGTTCAGCAAAGTATTTTTTTGTGGATGGATTTTCTTTCAACCATTTGATTTTACTCATTTTTTATCCTTATAGAAAAATTAGGGGAGAAGCCAACAATTCACATGGTAACCTTTTTCTATTGATATTCCACACACCAATTGGTTAAAAGATTGTAGTAAATATTCTCCCCTAATGTTATTTGTTCTCAAAATCCCTGAAATACTTTATGGTTTCACCATATCCAACTGTTTTAGGGCTGACAGTATCGCCTGTTGGCTTTATACTCTTCATTACTATCCTATTCAAGATAGATTCAGCTCTATACAATCTATGTTCCAGGTCAGATATTTTGTCCATGTAATGCTTTTCTGGCATTTCTGAATCAAAAACTCTTCCCATTTCCTCACTCACTTTCTTATCTATTGGTTTGACAATTGATGCTAATTCTTTAAACAACATATTTACCTCGGCATTCCTATTCGATTCTCTATCCTCTTAATTCTGATTGACAGGTTTAACATATTTTGTTCAATCAAATCTAACTTACTAATCATCTTAAGTAAATCTTTCTTGACTTCCTTAAGTCCTGTTGTTGGTTTTATTTTAGTTGGCATTTCTTCTTTTCCTCCTGTTTACGTAAGAATTTTCTTAGCCTTTCAGCTTTATCTTTATCTGTAGTTCCTCTTAATTCTTGTAATCTTTCATAAGCTGAACCACCTTTTTTTATTATTCCAGACCTTAATATATTTTCATAAAATTCAACCTTAGAACCATTTTTATCTAAACCATTACGTAATTCTTTCATGATTTAGATCTCCAGTATCCATCTCTTGAACCTTTAATTTCTTTTCTAGAATAATGTATATCAGTTTGCTCTTGCATATCATCAGCAGCTTCCTGTAAAGTATCATAAGGAGCTTCTTCTAAGTAATCAGAATTGAATTCATCAGCTGTAGTGGGTTCAGATGGATAGTACTCTTCACAAAAATCTTTACATACTTTATCTGCTACATCTTTTTTAAATACTTTTGTTATAAATATTGGATATGAATAGTTACCTAATGCATCTACAACAATTGTATGAAGATTTCTTTTTGGCTTTTTATCCTGTTTTTTCATTCCTTCCCTTCCTGTTCATTACTAGTCCAATATATCCTATCAAATCTAAAGAGATTCGCTTTATGTTATTGTTTTTACAGCTTAAAGCCCATCTCTCTACCATTCTGCTTACTTCACTATCAAGAAAATCA